CCAAGAATCCCGCCGATGCCATTATTGAGAATGAGCACTTGCGGGATTCCGATGTAGCCCGATCCCGGCGTGTCTACGACAATCCCCGCGACCTGCTGGCCGTTCGTTCCGCCTAACGTTGCATGACCGGTTGCGGCGACCCCTTGCGGACCAAGACCACCCTCAAAAGTGACTGTTACGTTGCCAGAGGAATAGAAATAACCTTCCTGCTGCATCGTGACGCCAGAGACGCCGCCTCCGCTAATAGCAGCGAGTCCGAATGCCCCTTCACCCCCGTGGAACATTACCCACTGGCCAGTTGACCATCCGTGTGCCGCTGAGGTGGTAATGTAGGCACCCTGGATGGTAATCGTGATTGTCCCCGAGTATCCGGTGCCCCCATTGGTTACCGAGATTGAGGCAACCCCTCCGCTGGTCACCGTAACCGCCAAAACCGCCCCGCTGCCTCCCGTACTCCCTGTCACGTAGGCGAACGTTGCACCCTGGACGTATCCCGTTCCCGGTGCCGTGACGGTTGGGGTTTGAATAACGCCGCCCGACTGTGTGGCTGTGGCTGTTGCCCCGCTGCCGAAGGTTACGTTGGATATCGCGCTTGTCGTCCCGTTCTGATCCAGGTACAACGTAACGAGGCCAGGGCCGCTCGAAGTCTGCCAACTATAGGCCGCGCTCTGCCACGCATTGAACGCAGTAGCATCGCCTGCGGTTTGGCCGGTGCAGGTTGACGAGTTCCCGTAGGCCGTGATGTGCGTTGTTGGCTGAGTCTGAGCGCGGCACAAGCCAGCAACAACAAACATGGTGGCGATTAGTCGAAATAGAATCATCATTATGTTCTGGCTTGGTTGCTTGGAGGATGAAACCTCTTAAGTTCCGGTGCAACTGTAATCGAACAGGTATGCCGCCGCCGACACATTTGCTACCGCCGCCGTGATAGTGAATGAACCGAGGGAGTCGGTATGGCCGACGCCGATACCAACCAGCCCGCCGTTCTGCGTTACCATGCAGCTTGTCGAAACCGTGTGGGCCGTTCCAAAGGTCACGGTGGCGATGGTGCCTGTGGTCACCGCCGTCGACGGAACGCTCACGGTGCCTTGGATGTCAAATCCGCTGATCGTTGGTGAGGTGCTGATGGCTCCCCCGGCTGCTACAGTGGGCGCGGTCCCGGCTGGACCAAAGTGACGGAGTTTCAAGTCCCGGTAGTTCGCCGCCGTGGTGCCTTGGGTGCCTTGGATGATGCTAATTATGCCTGCCGCATCCCGTTCAATAGCTGTGTCGCATCCGGCGACAGCGCCATTATTAGAAAAACAATATAAGCCTGTGTTTTTCGTACTCCATTGTCCAGTGTTACTGAGCGCGCCAGATTGAACCCCTCCAGCATCAAATAACAAAATGCTTGCGCTCGAAGTTACATCCAGACCGTTTCCGTTAGACGGGGAACCTACACCTACACCAACTCCGGCCCCGCCGGGGCCGAAATACCCAGAAGTAACATAGGCTGCTCCATTAAAAGATCCAGCGAAGATCAATTGACCAGTTGGAGCCGTCGTCCCCTGAACCGGCAGCACGTAAGAAATCCAGTCCTCATTCTCTGAAAGAGACGCCGTGTTCGTCGCCGGGGACGCCGCCCCAAGGGAACCATCGGCCAGCGTGAGGTTGAACGTGGTCGTCACGTTATCCGCAATACAGGGAGCCGACGCGCACGCCAGATCCAGCGGCGTCGTTGTGCCCGTTTTTGACATGTAGACATTTCGCCCGGTGACTCCGTTCGGCCCTGTGGGGATTGCCGTCAAGGGAACAAGCGTCCCTGTCGATGTGACGCAGGTAAAGGTAGCCGTGGCCGCTCCTTTGGTCGTTTCACCCGCTGCCGTGATGAACGTGATGATGGCTTGGTGGGTGCCAGCGGTACAGCTCCCTCCGGTGGTTGGCGTGCCTGCCGTGGCCGCTCCAGGGACCGCGATAGCGCTCGCAAAGCCCTGCCCCTGCCAATGCATCGACGGGCTGATCTGCTGTGCTCCGGTTGCCGCCGCCGTCGTGTTGACCAGTTCAATTGCGTCATTCGGAGTTGTGCCCAGGGCTGTTTGGGTGTGGGTTAATGCTCCGGCTCCTGTGCGGGTGATTCCCGTCGCGTTCTGTAGTAATGTTCCATCGCTGTAGAGAATCGCATTCGTTGTACTACCAGAGATGCTGGTGCTATTTATGGTGAGTCCGCCACCCCCACCGCCGCACGAGCCCCAGTTCGGCGTCGTCGAAGCGCCGCCCGAGATCGCACACTGCCCGGCAGTGCCTGCGGACCCGGCAAACTGCAAGGGCGAAGTCGATCCCGATAAATTAATCCCGGCACTATAGGTCTGAAGCGCAGAGAAAGTCTGGGCCAAGTTCAGTTCCGCGATTGTGCCCGTATTCGCTGGGAGGCTGGCGGTGACCGACCCTAACGCTCCGGTTACGGTCTGGAGGGTGACGGTGCCACTGGTGGCATTACCGAAAGCCAAGGAGCCCAAGGTGCCCGATGCGCCGAGAGTAGGCGTTGCAGTCCATGAAGGATTCGCCCCGGAGTTGCCCTGGAACATCGTGCCGTTGGCCGGGACTGCGATCCCCGCGATTGTTGTGCTGGTGACCCAGACGCCAACTTGATATTGTGCTGGAGTGCCGCTGTTTGAGACGTTGCCGCCGCCCGAAGGCGTTATACACGCTCCGTCGCCACGTAGATAGGTGGAACTGGAGCAAGTGCCTGATGCCGGGACAAGGGCCGAGAAAAGGTTCGCGCCAGAGAACGTACCGAGGAGGGTGGAGACGCCGCTTCCAAGCGTTAGCCCAGTATCCACCGCATCCGCGCCGCCAGCTACACGAAGTTGGCCGGAAGTCAGTTCGAGCGACATCCCGAAGAATTGACTGGAGGCGTTCTCGCAGCGATAGGTAAGGATCGTGCTGTCGCCTTGGCACCAGATCTTTCCTGATGCTGGCGTTCCGGTCTGGAATGTCGACGTGCCATAAATGGATGGGCCGCCATCGGCCTGCGCCGGGAAAGGTTGGAAATTGGTACCATCCCATATTCCCGAGATTACGGTCGTCACGCTACCTACTGGGCTAGGTTGTCCCGCCTTCGTCCATCCACTGGGCCATGTCACCTGATAGAACGTCGTTGGACCAGAAGAATTTTGTATGAGACTAAATACAACCGTCTCTCCAGCCGTGCATCCCGAAATGGTCGGCGAGATATTGGCTGACAGGGCGGTCGAAAGCTCGAATACATCTACGGTCCCGGCACTGGAGGATGAGCACGTAAATGCTGGAGTCGAACTGAAGGTGACGGTATGGAGGATCGCTGAAGAACCAGAGCCGCCGCCTCCCGAGTACTGTGGAATATTCAGGGTGTTCGTCGATTGGGTCCAGGTCGCCGCACCACTACTGCCCGTCGTAGTCAGCGTGATCGGCAGATTAGTTAGGTTTGAGGCATTGCCGCTAGAGGGAGTCCCGAGCGCACCGCCGAAAGTCACGAAGGCACCTGCGGAGCCGACGTTAATTGCCAGCGCTGTCCCTACTCCAGTCCCCAGTCCGGCGATGCCGCCTATTGGAACAGTGTTGGCCGCGATCGAGCCGGTGCCGATAGCCGCAACCGCGCCGGACGTACTCATCTGGATTCCGTTAGAAGTGCCCTGGGCCGTGAATGTGAAGGGGTGCGCCGTCGAAGTGCCGACCGTGTTGACTTCAAACAGCGATCCAGTTCCGGTGTTCCCGGTCGCATCTATGATCGAGAACATATTGGATGTGCTGGTGTTGCCTTGGACCGTAATGAGGCTAGTGAATGTCCCTACGTTGATGCCCATATTCCCCGTGGGGTTAGTCAACGCGGACCACGATGTGGATGCGCTGCCGGAGCAGGAACTGAAGACTGGCGTACCGCCGCTGACCGATACGAGGCAGAGCGTCCCGGCACCACCCGTGGCCGTCGCTTGAAAACCGCCGGAGGAGTTCTGGTAGACGATGCCGTTGGTTCCGCCTGCCGTGATCCCCGTACCGCCGTAGAGTTCCCAGGCGTAGGTGTTTGTTCCCGTGTTGTCGCAGGTGTAAAAGGAATGGAATACGGAAGCGGCTGATTTATTGATGTAGACCTTGCCAACGGATGCCGCCACATTGCACGAGGACGACGCTGGTGCGCCGCTGCCGGTGATAACCCGCTGCGCGACGCCGCCCCCGCCGATGATCTGTCCTAGCAAAAGTCCAGGGCTGGACAAAAATACTAGGGCGGCGAAGAGTTTCACAATACATCCCCCAGGGCGTGGCAATAATCACCAGCGTCCTCGATCACGATTTGGAACATGCCTGCCCAATACACATCCGCCTTCTGACTGTCGCCAATCGACCACGACTCCCCGGCGTCGATAGCCCGGATTACGCCACCGAGCACCGGCGTGGCACCTCCTCCATTAATAAACGTGGTGGCTTCATTGAAGGGCGAAACACCCCAGCATACAAAAATCCGGCCGCCGTTCCCCGCGTTGGCCTTGATTTCAAGTTTGTTCACCCAGAGGTCGTCCTGCGAGTTTGGATTCCCATACGGATAAGGGATGGTCCCGCCTTCGGTCTCAAGGTTGGATGTGATGCGCAGCGCGTTCGCATCGCCAGTCCCCACCGGGGCGATGACCCCAAAAAGAACCGGCTTACCGAGTGGTTGATACTTTCCTGGAATCACTGCCATAAATTCACCTCGTCTTTTTTCTCGACTTCTTCACCGCCGCATTTGCGATCCGGACGGCGGACCCTTCGGAGCCGCCGCGCTTCAGGACGGCGTTCGCGGTCTTACTGAACATGCGCTTACGCTTAGGCGTATTAGCCTTGCGGGTAAACGATCTCGCATCCGATGGCGACCAAGGCATAGGGCTGTCCTTTAGAAATATCCTAACCCTTTGGCGGGTTGCTTACTGTGTGAACAAAATCCCCTACTGAATCTTTAAACTCAGGATACTAAGGGCCACCGTGGAGGCCGACAGAGTGGTGTATTTGTCAAAACCAACGCCACCGGCCGCTGGAGTGGTCAGGCCCAAAGAACTTGATGTCGCGGTGAATATGGCGGCGGTGCAAGCCGACAGTTCGGCGCAGGCGAAGAATGTGTAGTTGGCCGATCCGTCGTAGTGAATCTCCAGCCAATTAACCGACGACACGGCATTCGCCTGTTTATTGCTGATGCTCGTGAAGCCGCTGGTCGTAGAAGTGAAGGTCTCCAATTGAAGCTGAGAGTTGGATTGTCCGCTTGTGTAATCCTGGACCCCCCACGCGATCCCGGCTGTGGTCCCGGAGTTTCGCAGGTAGACGAAAAATTGGCCATACTGTCCCGAATAACCCGAGTTTGAAATCTTGGCTGTCAGCGTCCATGCTCCCGATCCAGGCACTGTGGTATCCACGCCGACCAGAGAATGGGAGGCCGATGTCGCCGCAGAGAGCGTAACGATTCCATTGGTGGTGACGGTGGGCGAGCCCATGTTCGTCAACGACAAAGCGGCGGGGAGGGAAATCAGGTCATCTCGATTGAAATAGTTGTAGGTGGAGCTTCCATTACAGACAGAGAGAATCGGCACATCCGTCGCTTGGTAGGGAAATACGCTGGTCGAACAAGACGGTTTAGAGGCGAATGCTCCCGGAGCCGGAAGGCTAGACCCGCCCCCTCCAATCCCACATTCTTGACAGATAAACGCCGAGGGGGCACTATTGAGTGCCAAAGTGAGGTGGGCTCCCGCCGTCAAGGTCGGGTTGCTTCCACCACTCGCCGTCAGAATCGGCAATGGACTGGCAATCGTATTCAATTGCAACATTGGCGATGAGGAGCACGTAAAATCAGGCACGAAGAAGAACACCGCGTTGGCCGAATAGCTCGCGAATGTTGGGTTGGTCGTGAATGTATAGGCGCAAGCTCCAGAGGTAGGCGTGATTACTTGAGGGTTGCTGTTCCCGGTGAGGAGGGCATTCCTTGTGACCACGTAAGCCGTATCCACGTAGCACTGATCGTTCGCACAGATTATTCCCGCACCGCCAGCGAGTAACGTTCCATTCAGGTGGTAGTTGGTTTGGTCACTCCATACCGATCCGCCCTGTCCGGGAGTCGCTACGGTCAGGGTAGCCGAGGTCGTTCCATTTGGCAGGATGAAGACGCTCGGGCTGGTGGCGGTGATCGTCAGGACCCCGTTGCAGTCGTTCTGGAAAAACCCAACCCAGTTAGCCGGTAGAGTTGCGGCCGATGGCGCGGAGATGGCGCATGCGCCCGTCGTGTATGTCCTATCAACGAGGACAGAGGCGTCTCCGGAGACCCACGTATAACTCGCACCGCTCTGCGTGTTAACGCCGTTCAACCCGGACCCACCACCGCTGCAAGTCCCCGTGACGATCTGTCGGCTGCTATTGGTCCCCACGCAAGGCTGACTGGCCGGTACGGTGGCCCCATTTACATCCACCGCATTCACGTTGGTCAGAAGCGAGCCATTCACTACGGGGATCAAGGCGCTGCTGTTTAACTGAAGTAGATTATTTGCGGCGGTACCCACGGTATAGCTCGTACCCCACGCGGACCCGGTGGAGTTGCCCACCCCCGCTCCGGGATAGACTTGTGACGGCGGAACCGCAAACGTACAATCCGCGCGCAGAAAATTCGTGGTGCCTCCACCGGTTGCTGGCACGAGCCCCTGAAGCGAAGAGGAGCACGCGCCGAGCGCGGCCGTCAGGGTCGTTAGGGAATAGGAAGTGCCCCATGCGCTGCCGGTTGAGTTCGGAATCCCGGCGCCGGGGTAAACCACGTTGGTCCCGCAGGTCCCGTTGACCAGTAACGCATTGGTTCCCGTACCGCATCCCGAGCCGGTCCAGAGTGCTGCAATATTCGCCTGTGTGATCCCGAGATTTGTGCGTGCCGTTGCGGCATTGGCTACGTCGCTCAAATTGTTTGCCGCCTGGAGGAAGAAGGCGATCGCCTGCGTTGCGGCCGTCCCCAATCCTAGATTGGTCCGCGCTGTCGCTGCGTTGGCCACGTCCGAAAGGTTGTTGCCGGAGAGCAGGTAACTTCCGCCTGACGTGATGCTCCCGATACCCCCGAGCCAGAGATATTTGGTTCCACCGTAGGTGATTGTGGGGCTGCCGGTGATCGAGAATCGGATGTAGGCGTGGTAGCCGGTTCCGATTCCAGCGCAGGAAGCGGAGGTGTTCGATACGCTCGAACTGGAGTCCTGGAAGTTGGTCCACGGTCCCGCAGAGGACACGTCGGAATATTGAATCTGAACTGTCCACGTTCCGCTGCCGGTAGGACAAAAACTATGGCTTGTGTTCTGGTAGAGGATCGAGACGTTCGATATTACGAAAGATGAAGAGGTGATCCCCGAGATAACATAGCTCCTAACGACCTCGGGCTGGAATCCTTGCGTTTGCGCGCTTGTCCAACCATGGACAAACATCAGGACGGTGAGCAGGGTGAGCTTCCTCATTTTCTATATCCCTCGCTCGACCCGTTCAATACGAGGTGTTTGGCGGCTTCCAGGAGCCCAAGGGCTAGCGTCCGCGTCTCCTCGCTCTTGATGATAAGCGCGCCGTCGCGGTTCGTGAAAATGACCATGAGACTGACCGGCTCCGACTCGGAGAAGAGGCTCATCGCATCCATTAGAACTTGGCTCGGGGTTTTGGTTTCTTGTTCCATTACACCGCCTCGATCGCTTCCCCCATCACTGCCTTCGCCAGCATGATCCCTTCCTCATAACGCGCATGCGCATAACGTGCCCGCTGGATGTCCTTCAGTTCCGAGTCCGACATCCAGATCTTCTCCAGTATTCCATATTGGATGAAGCAGACCCAATCATCGGTCAGCGACTCCATCGGGTCACCCAGGGTGACGTCCTCGGTCATGAGACCAACCGGCCCGATCGTGCAAGCATTCCCCCGACTGAATTGGTTGAGCGGCTGGGAACCAAAGAAGGCTCCCGGTGATGTGAAGGCGGCAACCCCGCTGGTCTGGATCATGGTACCGATGTACGCCGGTACGCCGGTTTCCGGCTGCCCCGGAGCCCACGCCAGCACCGCACCATATGTGCCGGGCGGAGGGTAGTTGGGACTCAGCGTGCTTTCCACGTTTGGGGCCGGGTAGAAGCTGAGTTGAAAGGGATACTGTTTGTCCTGCCGCCACGATCGCGGTGCTCCCACCTTGGTTTGCCAGTCCCGGTCGATTGTTGAAATGCTACCTTCGAAATCACGGCGTAGAGCACAGCCGTCGCTGAAAGCCAAGTCCGGCTGTGAGGTCCAGTCCGGTAAAGTTATTTGAGCTTGTCCGTATTCTAACGGGCAGGCAGCAATGCATTTGATCAGTCCGGTGCGACCGAGGAAATCGTCCATCACTTCTCGGTAATATTCGAGCCACTGGGTTTCTGTGATGAGGCCGAGCGTAAAGCCAGCTGGCTCCAGCAAAATGTCGCAGCAGTTAAAATAGACCTGGCTGACCGTTGTGCTCATGCTGGCGTCGGAACCTCCGTCTTCGTTTGAACTTCAACCCAGTACTTGGGATTGATAACGGCAGATTCCCAGCGCTGAAGGGCGCGCGCCCGCTTCAACCACTGTTGATAACCAGCGGATGCGTCCGCAAAGGGCTTGCCTCCTTCTTTCAGCACGAGGTTAACGAACGCGTACAGGCTGACCAGGTCCGCGTATTCGTCGTCCAAGTTGAGCGTGTCGGTTGGGTTGACCAGCAAGGCCGGGGTGGTGACACCCCAGCATTCCAGGTACTTTCCACCGCTTGGGTCCACCGGATGGATTCCAAATAGTTGCGTGCCTACGGGAATCCAGCTCCGGGTATACGAACCAGAGCCAGCTCGTAGCCAGCGCTGATCGGTGTTGCTGGTACCGGTTGCCGTGCTTTTGTAGAGCAGTTTCCCTTCGAGGTACATCCGCATCGGGTAGACGATCGGGGCCGGGATGCGATACCACTGCCAGTTGGCGATCGTCAGCCCTACCGGCACCTGTGCTTGGCTGAAGCCCGTGAAAAGGTTCAGGACCCGTGCGCCCTCATTGATCAGCCGATCGACACTGGACTGCTGATAGAGTTCCTGGTTATTGTCCAGGCGGGTCCATGTTCGATTTTCGAAGTCACTGAGGGTGGTCTGCGGCACACCAGTCCTTTAATCTTCCTTTGGCGGGTCCATCGGACGTGCGCGGCCCGGCGCGAACACGGTTCCCTGCGCGTAAGTGGACTTGCCCTGAACCTCTCCCTCTTGGCGGCGGTACTCCTCGCGGATGTGATAGTTCCGGTGCCAGTCCAAGTCTGGACTATACGCCAGGGGCGACTCCCCACTAGGAAGGTGTTCGCCCCGGTGATCGGCATCGCATTCGTCCTGGCGCTTCATGTGGGCTTCTATGCCCGCACTCTGGATCGTTTGTGGCATCGGAAATGGATTCTTCGGCATTTCTTAAGACTCCCTTACGTGTGATTTATTTGCTGGGCTGACGGGAGCAAAGACGGCTCTCTCCGCATCCCAGCCTCTCCGCAAACGCTGACGAATACGTTCAGCGTCTACCCCAGAGATAGCAGACCACTCGGACGCTGCTCGGGTATGCTCATTTACGGTGATCCTTAAGTTGTCGCGGCGATTATTCTGCTGCTCTATTTCCGTGGCCCACCGGACATTTCCTTTTTCGTAATGGCCTTTGTTGTCAGGAAAGCGGTCGAGGGAGTGGTCTGCGGACGGACATGGGCCGACGTCTACAAGAAAGTTTTTGAAACCATCCGGCCCGAGCCAGCGCTCACAGACCTTAATCCCGCGATTACCGTAGTACACCCAAGAAATATGCTTAGGATTGTAGCATCGCTGGATCATCCCGGCCCAACGCCTATACTCTATCGATTTCGCTAAACCGTGAGTCTTATTTATTCCCTTGCGCGCGCAGTGTACGCATGATTTAGCGCGCCCCACCACCATTGCGTAGTCCCATACAACACATGTATTTCCACAATCACATAGGCACAGCCATTTGGCACGGTACCCTGAGTCCGATGGCGCCCTGCCGATCACTTTGAGTAGAGCGAATTTTTGTCCAACCCGATCTGGTACCCTTTTCTTAGTCATTGTTTGACCCCTCCCACGGGTCGAAAAGACGAGGTCCTTGAGAGGCGTTTCAGCGCCTCTCAAGACCGATAAGTTTCTGGCGTTAAAGCCTGCTCTTAAAAGCATAGCCTAGAACCACCCCGAAAGCTGCTCCCAGCCTCCGTGCCGCATCCAGAAGGTGCTGTTTTGTCCGGGACCGAACAGATTAGAACTCTGTTGGTTGTAATCTTGAATCGCTAAGTTTTCGTCGGAAGCCATTGCTTGATTCAGATCCTCAAGCGCCAGCCGCTCGTACCACGCCGCCAGCTTCGGATCAAAGAACGGATCATCCTTTGAGAGCTTCGTAGCCAGTGCCAGCGAGATCGCCTTGTTGGTAAAGATCGTCGGCTCCAAGAACGGCGGCGGGATCGATTCGTCGTCGGTCATCTTGGGCCACTGTAGGCTGCATAGGAACGCAATCTGCCGCCCGCACGTAGGCGCGGGATAGATCTCCCACTGCATGAACCCCGCCGCACTGGGACCGCGCGAGACAAATGCGATCGGGTCCGAATTGTCCGACCGCTGCGGGTCTGTCATGTTCAACTCTTCCTGCGTCATCCCAGTGTCCAGTGGAATACCTTGCTGCTGGTCGATACAGGTCACGATCTTTCGGATGTTCTGGTTCTGCGAACTTGCCAGCACCGAGTAATACATCCCCAGGATGTAGTAAAACCAGTTGGTCAGCGGCGGTCCACCCCACGGTGAGTCGATCAGTAGCGTAGTCGGCGTCGGAACGGCCATAACGGTGAAGACCGGGAACTCGTAACCAGTTCTAAGTTGCTGCCCCACCAGCGAGGACTGCGTAACCGTCGCCCCGATGTTATGTGCGAACTGGAACTTGGTCGTGATCGACAGCCCCTCGACCAGATAGACCGGGCAGTATTCCTGATTTGGATTCCCCTGGTCGATCAGTAGCACCCCGTCCGGCTGCAACCCGGAGACACTGGCGAGCGCGATCTTATCAAACCCTCCGGGAGAGACCACCGGTTCGGCGAGGGTTGTGTTGACGATATCGTTCGTCGGCCAGGTCATGCCCGCGCCGGTCACGAGATTCGAACCGGTGTTGAGATTGATCGTCCCGGTGTTCGTCTGGTTCGGGACAGACACGACGCCGGTCTTTCGAAGATCTACCCAGTAGGGGCGCTTGTTGATTGCCCAACGCACGGCGTCATTTATTGCCTGCCGACAACGAGAATCTCCAAATTCCGCGCGCGCATCATTGACGCGGCCAACCATGGAAAACAAAGTCTCGGAGGTCAGTGCCATATCTTCATCCTAAAGCAAAAACCCCACCCCAGCCGAAGCCGAGGCGGGGTATTCGCAGCGCACGGAGGATCAAACTAAAGCGTTCGTACCCGGTAAGTCAGTTCGAGTTTGACAGTGCCGGTGCCCGTGATGAACGGCGCGGTCAGGTTCCCGAAGTAGAGCCCCGTATTCGCCGTAGTCGAGCCGACCAGCGCCGCGCCGATTCCGGTCACGATGCCATAGGTGGTCACCGTGGGCGAGGTCAGGAACGTCGCGGCCAGGGTGGTGCTGCCTTCCGTAGCCGCCACCAGCGTCGAACTTCCATATCCGAATGTGAGCACGCCGCCGTTCGCGTAAGCGGTTCCGGTGTTCAGGTTCTCGACCACCGCTTCCACGACTTCAATGAGTGTACCCGCCCCCTGCGCGGCAACCACGGCAACCGGCGCGGCTTCCATGCCGAGCGTCTGGGTGTTGGTCAGCGTGAGCGTGACGTATTGCAGGGTGTCCGGCGCCATCTGCGCGTAGTCGACCAAGCCGACCGAGTTCGCGGGCATGGTGTATGGCGTGCCACCGTTGACCGAGAACTGGAGCGCGTTGCTGTTGCCGCAAATCCGAACCGTTCCGGATGCCCCAGCAGTACACGTTCCGGCTGCCTGAAGGTCGATATGCGTCCATAGGCCGCCTCCCGTGTTGTCGGTGGCGATCTGAAATGCCGCCAGCACGCCCACCGTGAGTAGGACGCCGAGCACTGCGAAAATCTTGGTAGTATTCTTCATAGGTCTCTCCCTAGCTCAGGCCGATATGCACTCGGTACTTAACCTTCACGATCATCGTTCCATTGCCAGTAGCGAATGCTCCGGACTGATTCGAAACGACGATTGCCGTATTCAACACGGTCGACGAAGCGGAGGATGCGAGGGCTCCGTCCACCAACCCAATCTGGTCAACCGTGGGGGTGGTCAAAAATGTTGAGGCTAACGTACCACTTGCCAGCGGCCCCGTCTCTGCCCCATAGAACAGTCCGATTGCTCCGCCGCTGGTATACTGTGCCGTGCCGTAAACATAATCAAATACTGCGGAAAGTACCTCGATCAGCGTACCGGCACCGAGCGCCGGGATGACCGAAACCGGCGCGCCGTTCATCGCAATGATCTGAGCGGCTGTCAGCGTGACTACGGCTGACTGGACAGCCTGTAATTCAATCCACTGCCCTGCCGGGAAACTCGTCGACGGGGCAGCGATGCACATATATTGGAATGTTCCGCCCACATCCGGATTGGTTTTTCGGATGATATCGCCAGGATTAATTGGCTGACCGACAATATCGGAGGCAAGTGCGGGCGCAGCCGTTCCATAAAAGGTCCGGTGCTGCTGACCGAATTCGTCGTTTTGTGTTTCCCAAACTGGACCCGCCATATGATCGTCTCCTTACCCAGCCAGCACCGGCACTGAGGCGTTCCAGTACCACAGCGTGACCGTCACCGATCCCGCCGTTGCCGTGCTGCAATTGGCACCGGTTGGGGTGAGCGTCACCAGCGGCGTGAACTGATTCCGGCCGCCAGCTTTAAATAGCGAAGTCTCTTGCAACGTCGTATCGGCCACAACCTGCATGAGCGGATACGCAGTGGTGAACTCCGTAACGTTTCCGGACCGTCCAACGGAGATCGTCAATCCCGTGAAGGTTCCGGCAAATGTCGTCTGTTCCTTGACCTCGATCCCAATCAATTTGCCCAGGCCAGCCGCGCTGCCCACATAGGCGACGCCGGGCGCGGGCGGCATGAGGAAGATTTGGCCGCTATTGTCCGCGTCGGTGAAGTCGATGCTCTGCGCGCCGGAGCCCACGATCGCCTGAAGATCCTGATAGGTGATGATGAACTGCGTGCAGCAGATCTTGCCACCGAACGATGATGCTACGTCAGAACGGTACATAGGGTCTCCTAGAAAAGTGTCCCCGCCGTGCACAGCAGCTTGGCGCAACTGCGCGGGTTGGGTAGCAGGAATTGCGTACCGACCAGATACTGGCCGGCGTAATCGATCGAGTTCGCTGCTTCCTTGAAGCCGGTGAAGCCCCACTGGAACAGCGGCACGGTTGAGAAATACCACTCCACATACTCGGTGTTCAGCAGCCACATGGCCCCGGCGGTTCCGGTCGGAGCGTAGCGGTCCATAACCACATCGGCGGCGTTGAACCGAAATGCCTGGAAGCCCATCTTCCCAACATCCGTATTGGTCATGTCGGGGTAGCGCTGCAACGGCTGCAATGAATTCCAAAACAGATTCCAACCCGGAGGCGTTGCGGTAATCAGGTCGACGTGATCCGCACCCCAAGCCGCGTTGGTGTACGCGCCCTGAACTGCCGCCAGATTGAAACTCGTCAGGTTGGCGGTGTAGGCGTTCAATCCACCAGGGGTTCCGACCGCCATAATGTCGGCGCGGGTGATTCCGCCAATCGTCGGGAAGTTGGTGCCGTCATCCACCCAGGCGCTCAAGCCTTCCAGGTTCAATGCGCGGCCCGAGGTCTGGCTTGACAGGAACAGCGCGGTGCCCAGAAGTTCCGCCATGCGGAGACCAGCGTTTTTGAACTTAAGTTCGATCTGGCTGAAGGCCGCCGGATCGCCGCTGTTCAGCATCGCATCGAAGCCGTAGAGCGTCATGTTGACCGCGTATAGCTTCATCGGGAGTTGCAACGCCGTTTCTGTAACGACGTAGTCGATGTCGAACGCCGTCCCGCGTCCAACCGCATCACCCCAGAGCTTACCGACCGTCAGTACACGTTGGATCTGAGTGCCGCCCTCGAATCGCTCCATGCGCCGGGTATGCAGGCGGGTGAAGGTGGGGGAGTTCTTGTAAACAACTTCCGTCGCCCGTGGAGCGATATAGGTTGTCGTGAAAGCGTTAACATCAACGATGGGTAGCATCTATAGGCTCCTAGTTGGGCTTTGAGACTCCGGGCAGCTCGCCCTTCTGATAAAGCGCGAATGCCTGCGCCGCCAGCGCTCCGCTTCCGAACGGTGCACCCTCGGCAAGCTTCGGGTCTGCCTGATCCGTTCCCTGAATTCGGCGCTGGAATGGCGGGGGAACTCCCGTCCGGCCATCGTCGGTCGGGGACTGCGGGATGGCTGTCTTGCGGGTTTCGAGTTCGGTCTTGAGTGCCGTGACTTCCTGCTTCTCCTGATCGAGCTTCGCGCGCTCTACCTGAAGCCTCTTACCGGCCACGAATTCGTTGTAGGCCACGCTGAAGTCCTTCACCGGTTTCCCCTCTGCATCCTTCGTGAACCGGTTGATATCGCTGGCCACGAAGCGCATAAAAGCTTCCGGATCGAAGTCGTCCACGGCCCCGAATTCCTTGGCGTACTTCTGCGGGAGGGTCAGCATCCGGTTGAAGAAAAATTCGTTACCAACCTGACTTGCGCCGAGTTTCCCTTCGAGTTCCGTCTTCACTGCGGTCAGCAGACCGGTGGCGGTATCCTTCGTCAGGTATCCCTTGGCGGTCAACTCTTTCTCCACATCCGCAAAATTCATATTGTCTCCAGACGGCACATAGGTGCCCGCTTCGAGTTCCGTAACCTTAGTGCGCAGCGTGTCGACTTCCTCAGCCGCCGCCCACTGCTGCTTGGTCATGCCATGATCGGCATCCCAGTTGTCCTTTTTCCATGTGTCCCACTGCTTGACCAGCTTGTCAGCCTCGGCAAACTTTGCGGCCGTATCCGTAAACTGCGACTTGGGGACCACCACGGTATCGAGAGGATACTTCCCAGCAACGGCCAGAAATGCGGCCTTGTCCTCGTCGGACATTTTCAACAGGGCTGCGATGTCTTCAGGTTTCATGGTTTACGCTGCCATCGGTGGTGCCGCATCCGTTGGGGAAGTGGCGGGTGCTTGTTCGGGGGACTGCGAGGAGCCCTGCTTCATCTGCTGCATGGCTCGCTGGACGCTCTGGTCCATGGATTTTCCGATTTCAATTAGCTTCGCGACATCGCCCATTAGGGTCGGCATCGTCTTGTCGGCTAGTTCGGCGATCTTCATTGTCGATGTCGCTACCTTGCCGATCTCGTCCCCCAATGCCTTCATCGCTTCCATGCTGGCGTTCTGCGACGATTGCATCTGTTGTCCAACCTTGGACATCATGCTCTCAGGCGGCTGGTCGGACTGCTGCTGCCGGACATCAGGAGGTGCCGGTATGGGCTGCGTAGCCATCGTCTAAGTCTTGCCCGTGCTTTCGACCTTGGAACCTTGGCCCTGTTCAGAGAACGCAAAACTGCGCCCAGTCTGCTTGGGGTCCATGTGGTCGGCTCCGCCGTACTGAAAGGTTCCCTTGTCTCCGGGATTCGAGTAAGGCGGGTCAACGTCGGACTCGTTGGTCGGCATCGAGTCAGCTCCGGCGTATTGGAAGGAGCCCTTGGTTCCCATCTGGGAATCGCGGGGGCGAACTTGGTTTTCGCCCAACTCTACTGAGTCTGCGCCGCCTGCCTGGAAAGTGCCTTTTGTCATGGATAGCTCGAAGGAGAAATGGTGACGGTTACATGCAAAGGGGCTCCGTCCGTCACGGCCAGAGCCCCGATGTTAACTCGCCTACTTGCGGTGCTTTTTGCGCCGGTTAGCGATAGGACCAAAAGAGAGCATGTGTATCACCTTATTTCCTTCCCGGCTGCGACAACACCAGCAGCCCAAAGTACGAACAAAATCGTGAAGCGGCTATTTGCGCTTGCCTTTGCGCGCTTCCATCTTCATCGCCTTGCGGCTCATCTTTTTGCCACGGTTGGCGGTCTCGTTGAAAGTGGTCATGGGCATCCTCGCTTCGCAACGATAATGCAACACCTTGGGGGTGCTTGTACAGGGGAATCTTTTTGTTGTGAACAAATATCGCGGGTCTGCTGGCATCCGCCCGTATGTTCTCTTATGGTAGGATTTGCTCAATGGAGAAACAAAACCAGCAGCCAGAAGTTAGGTATATGTCTCCAGCGCAGGTAGCTTCGGAGCTTGCGGTGACCAGGGATACCGTCTACGTATGGCTAAAACTCGGGATACTCCCGGCGGTAAGATTGGGCAGAACGTGGCGGATCAGCAGTCGCGACGCCTTCCGGCGGGCTCAGCGGTATGCGCCGTCCGCCTCAGTTGCCGGAGACTGACTCTTTTGCGCGCTCCAGAATCTCGCGTCCATCAAACGAATTGTGCACCCAGATGCCGCCTTGGTTGCGTGGACCGCAGGAACACCCCTCTCCGTAAGTGTGCCCGTGCAGATCGTTCATAGGTATCACGTCGCATTGTCCAAGGCTGGACTTTGAGGCTTTCCACATTACGCGATTTGTCCGTTCCGCGCGCCGCGACTGGCTCGTGGAGTTCGGCCGGTCATCTGGCCGCCGGTGATCCCCTTCTTGCGCTCGTCCATGATCCGCGCAATCTCTTGCTGCACGTCTCCGATGTCGCACTTCTTCAGCAGAGTCTCCAGGCTCAGCGCTCCGGCCCGGAACAGAATCAGCGCCTTGGTCTGGTCCCGATCCTTGTTCGCGCCGTGCAATGATCCCTGCGAGATTGCCACGGAGAAGTTCTTCCAAAAAGCATCTCGCGCGTGGTCCGCTGGAACCATGTTTGTCGGATCCCAGACGTAATCATCCCAGGTGACGCCGTCGTTCCCCATGATCCAGTAGCGCTGCTGCCGGGGGAAGTACTGGATGATGTGGCTGATCCCTATTTCCCCAGCGTTGCGGAGCGCCACTTCGATGTAGCGTCCTTCAAGCCGGATCGGCCCACCCTGAGCATCCCTAATCTGCTCCATGGTGTCCCCGCCAGGAACTTGTTTCTTTTTCGAAAGCGATGCCGTGTCCATCGAGCCAGCATGCCGGTCGAAGATCGAGAGCAGGTATTTCGCGTATTCAAATACATACGCGGGCAGGCTCGGAGGGTCGAGCGCACGAACATCCCGAATATCCGCCGTGGCGTTCATGAGCATCTTCTGATTCGGGATCTCGGGGTAGAACCGGTTCCAGTCGGCCTCACTTACCGATCCGCGCTTCGCCACATACGCCTGATTGATCGCCTTCTTGATCGTGTCGAAAACACCGGCCGAGATCTCATTGACGCCCAGATTGAGCGGCAGCAGCGTCCGGTACTTCGACAAGCCGCCCGGTGCCCACACCACGGGGTCAAGCACAAACTTCACGAATGGGTAGAGCGTGGTCCAGTAGGGCGAGGTGGTGTCGTAAAGATTCTGCTCGCCGCCGAATACCAGCAGTCGCTTCCGTGGATAGAGGCGTCGTCCTGGCTTCACCACGTACCAATAGTTGTGCTGGTCGGTGCTGTAGCGAGGGTCCTTAACGAGCACGTCGTTGAGGGACTCGTTTAGTTGGCCGTCCTCGATCCATAACTCCTCTAACTCGCCAACGGGAAACGGGTCATCCGACCGCCACGTGCCATATTGCCCAGGAGCCCGGTCCTTGAGCATGTGCCGCATGGAGGGCGACAACTTGGACCAGGAGTACTCGGACATCATCTGATTTGAAGGAGTGTTCGAGTCGTTGGATTTGTAGGCGTCGGAACCGCTCTTTAGGACTTTCTCCGCCACGTCCTTCCCGAACTTCTCCACGAAGTATTGAATTGGCTTGAATGCCGAGTAGCGAATCGCGCTTGAATCCTGAATGTCCGATGGGCAGTTCACGGTCATCAAGGAATCCATGCCCATGCTGATTACGCTCAATCGGCCCAACGATCCGTTGACCTTCCAGAATCCCTCCGAGAGCATCGCGTGGTCAAGAACCTCTGCCAACTTGAGATCCATGTCCCCACGCACCCACTCGTGCATGAGCATCTTCTGGAGGATTTCCGCATGTTCTGAAAATGGCTGGGAGTGTACGGCGATCGTGGGCCGGATGTCGGTGTACTGCGCCAGGGTTTCCCGGCGCGCGCGGTTCAAATGGTTGTCAACAAACTTCGAGCGGAACCGCGGGCGGTTGGCGGGCCACATTTCCCCCATTAGGGCCTTTATGTAATCGTTCAACCGATTAAATTCTTTGTTTGCTTTTCGTTCCTGGAGGGCTTGTTGACGGGTGCCTTCGCGGAATGTTCTCAACTTGGCCGCGTATCTATCGGTTACATCGACAGTGCCGGACTTCATCTTGTAGATGGGTCCGCGCGGCGCACGATCGAAATTTGAATCAGCCATCGGCTTGCTCAGCCGAAATCTTAGCACTTTCGTGGTTCTGGTGGGAAATGAACTCCGCCGCTTCTTTCTTTGTTGCCGCTGTTAGGGACTTCCCGTCGGGCGAGATCATGGCGGGGCCGGTGTCCGTTGGGTTTGCCAGCCCTTCCTCCCGACAGTAGCTGGCTTGTTCCTGAAACGTCTCTATGTAAACTGGCTCCGGCTTGCCGCTGATGGTTTTTTTCTTCCACGCCCAGTGTCCGCCGTCCTGTGCATTACCACCTTCCAAATTTCTCTCCAGATAACGGGCCGTGATGGCTCCGCAGAATGGAGAGTTGAACCGGCTCACTCGGCGTTCGGTCGGTTGAGCACAGTGAGGACAGGGCGGCTCCGGGGACTCGAAGCGTACGGCGTACCACTCGAAGATCTTCCCGTGCTCAGGGCAGGCTGGCGTTCGGCACGAGCTTTCGTACAGTGGCAGCTTATTTCTCCCTTGCCTTGGTCAACTTCAGCGTAGCCGGTTTCGCTGGTACCTCAGCCACGGGCTCCACGTGGTATCCCATCAGCCCAACGCGGAGTACAAGCGTTTGGTGCAACCTCTCCAGCGCGTGAAACCTCTGCGCGATCCGCCTGCTCTTCTCTTCCAGTTTTGCGTTCTCAGCCTCAAGCGCCTCGATGCGGCACTCCAGCTTCTGGAACGAGGCTCGGCTCAGAAACGGCATGGGTAGCCCATGGTCATTCCGCAAACGCCAGCTCGTCCTGATCTTCCTTGGCGGTGTCCAGTTCCGGACTTTCCGCAGGGGCGGCGATCTCTCCCGGCAGAGCTTCCGGGGTCAGTTTTTTCAGCAACGACGCGACGGTGACCTCTTCCTCGCCCAGCAATTGGCAGAGTGCGGCGTACTGCTCCCGATCAAAGAACCACGTACGGCCCTTGGCTTCGACATCGTAGAGCCAACCCAATGCGACCGCCTGATTCATGCCTTCCTGAATCAGGATCTCCGGCGTCACCCCGTTGATCTCCGCCCGCTCGCGGATTGATTCGAACAGTGCCGGGTCGATTTCCCAACGCGCGACCATCTGGCCTTCGTGGACACCCATGCCGCGCTCAACGGCTTCGACAAGCGCATCAGGATCTCCCAGTTGCTCGTCCAGATCAGACAGCCGCTTGGCGGTTTCGGCAGGCAGGAGCAGTGCGCCTCTGGCAATCGCTTCCATCGCCTCCTGTGCGAACAACGCAAACTTCTGCGCGTCCTCGCCCTCCCCTTCGACCTGATCCACAACATTCTGGAAGTGCTGCTCGCTTAATGTGAGCGTGAGTGGGATTTTTACTTTGGCCACAAATTACTCCTTTTCAGAGACTATCATAATCTGGCGTCTCCGGTCCGGTGGACGCCTCTTCCATTTTGATGAGGTCTATCTTGGCGACCGACGTTACGCTCTCTCCGTTCTTGCGCGCCTTGAGTAAAATGCAACTGCACTGCTCACACCGGAGGTTCCGACCGTTGGGTAGTTCGTCGTCGTCAAACTCATAGGCACACCGGAGACAGGTGATATGCCAGATCCGCTGCGCGGTCTCGTCACGAGTGCCACGGATCACGTTGTATCCGAGCGTGGCGTCGTAATCCGTTTCGTGCGCGCAGTACGAAGCTATGAAGGTCGCCATTAGTTCGTCATCGTGCGAATTGTGAACGCCGACCCCCTCGATTGTGTAGGTGTGATCTCCCGCGACCTCTAAATTAAAAACTGGCAGGTCGCGTACAGGCTTTTTTTTGATCCAATTTATCGGCGTGTAGAACTTCTGATCGCGCTGGTGCACCTGAATCTTTTGCTTCCCCGATTCATCGTCCGGGAGTTCCATCCGGTGGGTAACCGCCTGCGGAATACAGCACAGGTCCCCCTGCCTTAGATGCTTCGCCTCGATCCATTCTGGCTCATTGTTTTCGACTGCCGAAATAAGCGTCTGCCCACCATTCCTTTTTTTGGCAAAAAACGGATGCTCGCTAGTGCACTCGATTGTTCGCGGCACCCCGGTAACGCTGACCTCATGGAGGTCTCCTGAGTACGCTCGGCATGTGGTCCTAATCACTTTCTCGAACGTGCCAGAGACGGTAAGGACTTCATCCCCCGGTTTGATCTTTTCAATCGGTACTGGGATGAATCCTTTGGTGATCACCTTGGACCCAGCTACGAAACATCCACGTTCGGCTTCAGCCTTCTTGTCGCTATCCTCGTCGGACTTTTGGAAGCGCTTCATTTCCTCAATCAGATTGTCCGACCGTGGCCAGAACAACTGCGCGCGCAGCCGGCGCACCATGTCGCCCCACAGTTTCGGCTTCGTGTTGCCATTAGTTATCCAATGCCACGACGTACTGTTGATCTGCTGGTGGTCCAAGTGTTTCCATCGATGCAGATTTGGATAATTGTACTGGATGCGCACCGCATCCCCGCAGGTCTGATAGATGTTATATTCCACGCAGGCTTGCGCGGTGTTATACCAAGAGCCCAAATGGACAACCTTAATTGCGAGCTCGTAGTGATTGACCGTATTCGACCGCCACACTGCAACCTGGACGTCTGCATTTGCCTGCTTGCCCAGCCGAATAATCGAGATCACCGAATAATCGTGCTTGCCCCCCAGCCCTTCTGCCACATCTACTCCCATGATGTAGGTGTGGCCCTCCATGGGAAATTCCCAGATGCGAAGCTCCCAGTCGTCGAAGCGGTGGTCGGCAGTACACCAGTCCTGCCAGCACTCAGCTTTGTATGCCTGTCCGAGTTCATTTTTAACCTCTCGCTTCACGCCATGGAATTTCCCCTTGCTATCAAGCTTGCCCCAAGCGATCGGATTGCGAACGCACCGCGTGGCGAATTCGAGCACGTCCTCTGGAAACACCGGATCACCAGACAATTGAAAAGCCTCAAGGTCTGTAACCGCGAGCTCCTGGCGTAGTTTTTTTAGGGCCTCAACGCCCTTCTCCTGCGCGCTCAGCCGACGCCACTCCATGAATCGGAGTTGCTCGTCGTCTAGGATATATGGCCTTAACGTCCCAATCTTGCACTGTAGGCACTTCTCCCCGCGCACGAGCACGCCCATGTGCACTGATTCGAACCACCGCAAGCAATCCTTGTTATCGCATTGTGTCCACTTGTCCTGGATCATTTCGCGCGACTGCGTCTCGGCCTTTTTGGGAGTCCACCCTGGCGATACAAGTCTCCTTCGGCTGTGTTCCATGAACGCCGGAATAAACACGGTTCTCCATTCCCCATCGTCCCCGGCTCGCTTATTGTTCAGCCACAGATCTTCGTAGTATGTTCCGGCTCCCTGGGCGGTGGATTCAATCATTGCAAAGGTCATGGGCGAGTCCGCAAGCGCGTTACCAAGATCGCCCTCGATTGCATCGACCGCGATCTTCTCTGGCCAGTCACTTATTTCCGAGCAATGCGCTGCCGTGACTCGGATACCCTGCGCAATTCCGGTGAATTGCAGGGCCATGTTAATTTCGACCATGGATTTTAGCCCGGGGTCCGTGCGGCGGAATTGGGGGTTGGGATTCTCAAAGGTCAGCCCGCCGTCGTAGGTGCGGTTAGAACACATCGGTTTCAACCACCAAGGCATCTGGTCGTAGATGTGAAGCATGATCGCGAACAGAGTTTTGGAACGCTTCAGGTCCGGGCCGACCACCACTGCATTGATGTTCGGGAAGAACATGGTGCGCCACGCGATGAGGCCTTCGCACAAAGTGCTAAGTCCGACCTGCCTTGCTTTTAGGCATATTATGCGCTGCGCCATGCCTTTGTCGCGCATGGACTTCATGATCTCCAAAACCAGTTCTTGCGATTCCCACAAGGTGAACAACTGGTCCTTGGCGTCCTTGTTGGTGATCCAAAAATAGTTTTTGGCCGCGTACTCGAAGGAGTCCTGACACTTGCCCATCTCCAGACTGACCAGATCGCGGTCGGACTTGGAGAGATTTTGGAATTGTCCAATTGGCCCGTGTGGGGTTTCGATTACGAACTTCGGCTGATCCAAATATTCGATCAACTCCGAGATTCCAACGTCGCGCCTCCAGCGGGTCGCGGTGGACTTCACCAGCATCAGTCTTCCTCGAATTCCTCAAGCTGCGGGAGATTGGCGACTTCTTCCTCGACCCCTTCAATCGCCGCCGGCACATCGAGGACCATGCCCTTTGAAATTGCCCGGTCCCTGATGAACGTATCGAAGTTCCGAAATCCTCCGACCACTTCGGTCTGTGCCACGTTGTTGTTGTTCTGGTTGACGGTCATCCCCGGACTCTTCAGAACCTCAAAGGATTTGAGGATCTGTTCGGCCGCCTTGATATCCCCGTCAGCCATGGCTTGACGCAGGCAGGTGAAGGCTTCAGGCAGTAGGTAAGTCGACAGCGCCGCGAGCAGGGCCTTTTTGTACTTCTCCATTCCCTTACTGGTCACGCGCTTCCGGTTGAGTACCGGGTGTGTGATCTTTGGAAGTTCCGGGCCTTTGGGCTTGGCGATCTTCAGATGGCCGGGATTTTTCCTGGGCATGAATCCCAGTATATGCTACATAGAATCGGATCTGAATAGGCTAGTGTCGTCGTCGTCAATCAACGTGATTGAATCCGGTGACCGCTTGCCCTTCGCATGCTTGTTCAGGGCCGAGGCAAACTGCGCGCGCAGTTCGGGGACATTCTCCACTCTTCCCGTGATCTGCTGCGGACGGACTTTCCACATCTCGACGGCCTGCGCTTTGACCTTATCCAAGATTGGACCCATGGCAGGGAAGCCCTCTTGCGCCGACTGGACCGAAACGGGAACCCCGACTTCGGTTGCGTCGATCACGTCGCTCGATATGCCCGGCGATTTGACTCCTGGCGCGATACGGGGGTTCATGTAGACTACCTTAATCATCGAGTCAAGTTCAAAACTCCTGCGATTGCCTTGTGCTGGGAATGGCCGCACCTGCAATTCGAGTTCGATCTCGTGCTCCATGCCCTTTGGTAGTACCTGGATCTTTCGGGGAAACGTAGTGTTGGCCCAGTCGACCAACTGCTGAAGTCCGACTCGTAGTTTATTTCCGGCGTAGAGCTTCTTCACTCTCAAGGGCGCTGGACTCGTGAGCGCCGTGCGCTCGTTGGCTAGCACGATCAGTGGCGGCTCTGGGGATAGGTCCGGGTCAGGAGCCGGTGGAGCCTCGCTGGGATCTTCGTAATGGTCATCCTCTACGGACTCCAGAATTGCTTCTGGGTTTGGTGGCAGCCCCTCAGCCTGATCGCGCTCCGTGCTCCCGCCGTCTATTCGGGTCGGTGCAGAAGCGCGGCCCATGGAGCGCTCAAGCTGGAGCGCAAGCTCGATCGTATCGGCAACAGTCTCCGCGATCGGGGCTCTCCTGGCAGCCGCTCTTTTGAGTCCCATCGTGATTGCGCTTATCAGGGTATCTCGGTTCATGCTGCCTCAGTGATATTTTCCTGGACCGACTCCGCACCAGTAATCGCTTGTACGGCCGCCGCCATGTTGTCGTTGGATAGGCGAACACATCCGAAGGTCGGTCGAAGCGAATCCCAGAACGTGTACGCCGGATTCGGATCTCCGCCATGGTTGAGCAGTCCGTCGCGCATATGCTGGGGATCTTCCGCAACGACACATGGACCGGATATCGGCGTGAGCAACAGCCGTTGATTCGGTCCGTAGCTATGGGTGTTCGAGGACGCCGGGATAACCGTAACGCCGTAGAGTCCCAGCGGTGTGTCTCCGAACGGAAACAGTGGATCTCGGCTCGGGTTGTTATGCGCGGTCGCCGTAGCCTGATCCGCCAGTCCCAGACAGGGAACGGGACCGAACTGCACGTTGCCGTCAACATCGACGATGGTGAAGGTCCCGAGCTTGGTTCTGTCGACCGGCAAAACAACGTTGATGGTGTATCTCATTTTGAATTCGTCCCCAGCGCCGCGTCCATCTGCTTTCCTATCGGGACGCGCTTTTGTTTCCGCGCTTCACGTGCTAGGTCATCCAGGTACTTGCGGTCAGTTCTCTTTCCCGAAAACTTTCCCATAATCTGCTCCCTGAAATAAGCTTCTTGATCCTCCGTGGGAGTGGCCACTAGGGCATCAAATACACTGCGGGGGACATCTTCGAATTCCCAGAACTCGCCCATTCGAATATCCACCGTCATCCTTCGTGTTTTTGGAGTGTAGGAACAACCCACATCGGGCGCTTCCTGGCCGTACAGTTTCATTCACAACTCCCGTATGGCCCGTGTGTCCAGGCACACTGAATTCTTCCCGCGTCGCCGTCGTAGCGGGCCGAGTAGTCCGCGAGTAGACTGATCCCTACATCGATGTTCTGCCGATAGTCCAGCGGGTCGATCTCGTCAGTAGTGGTCAGGAGCACGTCGTTTAACTGGAACACGCCCCAACTAGTTGTCCCATTGTGCTCTATATGCGGGAGGTCGGGCTTGAACCGCGACTCCATCCAGGCGATGTGCAGCGCCAGTTTCGCATCCACTCCTACCCGCTCCGCCGCCTTAACAATGTAGTCCTTGATCTCCTGCTCGGTCGGTTCGTGCGGAGGCAGGATAATCTGGACCGGTTGATAAGTTGGCGCTACCAGCCCAGAGGCCGATAGCGCCAAAAAAGCCAGCGATGTGAGGATCGCCCGCATGCTTACGCCGCAGGACTGCTGCTGGACGAAGGTGCCGGTGCCGGGTTAATGACCGCGTTGATCGAAGTGGCAAGGCCCGTTACCGTGGTGTCTCCACTCTGCATCCCGGTCAGCAATTGCTGTGCCTGGGCTTGGGTGATGTTACCGTTTGCGAAAGCGGCCAAGAGAGTTTGGACCAACGTCGCCAAGGTGGTGATGTCGGTGCTCTCTTGCTGTTCTTCCGTTAAAAGCTGCTGAATCGAAATACTCTGTGAGGCCATCATTTCTCCTAGTTTTTGGATTTGGGCAGCAAGACGAGATTCCATTCCCCTCGCCCACTGCGGCTGCTGTGAACTACTTCCGTATGAAGGTTGCTGCGGTTGTTCCGACATCTTCCTCCCTAAATTCTACCTTTCAATATTAAACCCATCCAGGACGTTCTCGGCCCGGCGCTCCGCCATGACGATCTCCGCGTCCCTGCGGCTCATGCTCTCTTTTTGCATCAGGTTGCGGATCTCGGTTTCTTCCTCAAATGGAACCTGCTCCGGTGCTCCTCCGCCAAATGCCTGCTTCGTGAATATCCGCGCCGTCGTTTCAATTCCCACAGTAGCGGCGACCATGGCTCGTGCGGCCTTGATCAGGCCCGCTAGCAGATCCTTTTGATCCTTGGCGTGTCCAGAAAATTCTTCGATGGCCTTGGATTGCGCCGCGTGCTGCTGGTCCTCTTCCTTCCAGCGCTCCCGATCCGCAGTTGCCCTTGCGGCCAACAGTACTTCCAACTTACCGAACAGGGAATTTAGTTCGCCGAGCGCAGCACCGATGGCGGTGAATGCCTTCTCCTGGGTTTCCATGGAGCGCCGCATCATCCGCAGGTTGCCTTGAATCCGATTCAGTGCGCGGTACAGAACGAAGGTAGCCACCGCAATAACGGCCATCAATCCGAGTAGCAGGACGCCGACGATTACGGTTTCGACAATCATGGGTATCTCCAATTCTGTTGACTTTGATTCCCAAAGTCAAGTAGTATCATGCCTATGGACGGACAATTTGGCTACACGGGCTTTTCCAGAACACCCTTGCTCGACGCGAACAAGCCCGTCCCCCGTAAGCGCGGCCCGAAGCCGCTGTCGGACAAAAAGAAGCGTGTCCCCATTCACGGCCGCGTCATGCCCTCCACCGCATCCTTTCTCCGGAAGACCCGCGAGCCCAACGACGGGCGTGCGGTAGACAAGGTTGTGGGGCTGTACCGGAAGCTCCTGAAGCAGGTTGCGCAGGGGTAAGTCGTCATAAAACCCTCAGCGCCGCCTGCGCTTCAATCTCTTCCCGGTTCTTCAATTCCGCTATCTTTTCTCTGCCCTTTTGCGTAAGCACAAAAGAACCATATTCCGCCAGCATCTTGAACCCCTTCGCCAGCCGAAAGTTGATTGCCGCCCGCTCTCGGAACTTGAAGATCTTACCGAACTTGGTTTGTCCAAGATTGGACATGATGTACCGGTCGGCCAGCTTCAGGTTCGCCAGCCTTTGCACCTCCCGGCCAGCCGTCAGGCTCGGCAGGTTCATCGGGATGCCCTTGTAGGTGTATGCCCTGGCGTTCACCAGTTCCCTCATGTTCGCCGGCGTGAAGCGGTTTCCGCCCAAAAGTTCCTCCCAGTTGTACACCTTCCTGACCTGCGCTACATTCACCTTGGCTTCTGGATTCAGATCGCGCTTGCAGTGCGGGCACTTCGTCGGCTTCTTCTTATTCGGATACCACTTCCAGGAGCAGTGCGGGCAGGTGCGCCTTCGGAGCTTGGCGGAGGGATTCTTGATCCGCTTCACCGACTCCAGAATTTCTTCGGAGCTAGGACCCTGAGTCCGCATTGATGGATTCCAGTTCAATCTCCAGGATTGGGTCCTCGCCTCCGTGGAGCATTTCTACGGAAACCAACTTGGCGATCTTGCGATTGTTCTTCGCGATCAGCCGCAGTTTGGACCTTCTGGGGATCAGCAGCGCCACGCGTTCCTTGTTGGTGAATACCGCCGCGATGTCCGGCCAGTCGATCTTTCCGGAGGACACCCATTCCTTGAGCGTCCGTACCCGCTCGTCGGTCGGGTCGCTGTCCTCCACTACCTCTTCGGGAATGGAGCGCGGCTTGGGCTTGCTCCGCTTGTGGTCCGATACGTCAACATCTTTATCATCGCCCTTGCGAACATCCTTTACCAGTTGCGGGCTCACTCCACAAATAATCGAGATTGGACGGTCTCCCATCTTTCGGATGCGCTTGTCTTCGAGCGCCAGCTTGACCGCGCGCCGCTTGTCGGCTGGCGTCAACCGTAGCCCGTGCGAACAGTTTTTGCGGAGGGACATTTCGAGTGCCTGACTGAAGGCCTCCGCCGGTTCGCACTTGTGGATCTCGGCGCTGATCGTTTTGAGCCCGCGGTTCTGCGCCGCCAGGAATCGGTGGGCGCCATCCGCCAGGATCTTTCGGCCCTGATCGTCGACGAATAAATCGATGTCGTCGAACTTGACCCCTTCGCCCATGGCCGAAGCGTACTCTTCAACCGTCTTGGCTCGGATACTGATCCGAATTTGGATCTCCGGCAGGATTACGATTTCTTCCAGTTTTACTTGTTCGCTCACGTGCTCTCCTTCACCGCTCTTCTAACCAGCGCATTCGATCCTTCCAGCGACCTCGTTGGCCGTTTCATGTACAACCCCAACAGCCGTGCCCTCCGGTAAGCGTTGCGTGGCCCGCACCGTTCGCCCCGATGCTCCCACGGGAACTTTCCGCACGGACATCGATTCGCCAGCGTCCCACGCTTTATCCAAGTTCGGATATCCGCTAGCCTGGATTCCACATCCCGGCGGCGGCGATCCATTCTGCCGTTGGCTTTCACCGCCGCCCGCCTCGTCCTGAGCGCGTCTTTTATCTGATCCGCCGTCTCTGGCTTCCCAAATTCCAACTTTGGGATCTTCACCTTCTCCGGGTCGACCAGGGTCCGTTCCGCCTTGATGCACTGCCGACAAGTGGGCTCCTCCTCAATGAAGCATCCTGTTGCCAGCCGTCCGCATGCGGTTACCCACAGACCCGATTCGCCTGAGCGGTCGGCTGAGTAGGTGGCGTGAATCTTCTTCCCAAGACGGACGGCCATTGATTCCCTTTGACCCGGCCCGCCGCTTAGCCGGAGGGGACCTCGCGGCGGGGCCGGTGTGCTGCGTGGACTGTGATACGCAGCAAACTTGTTACTTAAATTCTTCGTCCCGGTATAGTGCCGCCGCCTGGTTGGCTGAATCGCTATGCCCGATAATGGATTCTTCCGGGGCGGGGGAATCCGGCGCTTCAGCCGCCGTCGCTGCAAAAGCTGAAGGCTCCGCAACGCCACTTTGATTTGTGGATTCCCCGCCTGATTCACCTTTGCTTTGTTCGTCGCGTGGTGATTTCTGAATTTCCTGCGTAGCCTGATCGAGGGTTGTTCCCTCTATCGCTGCGGTATTGATCTCCCCCTGCCCTTGGAATAGGCGGATCAGCTCTCCTCGAAACTGATCCAGTTCGGTTCTGACTTGCTGTTCGTCCATCGTGGCTCCTTACTTTGTCCACTTTATTTTACAGGAGCGGGAACGGTTGTCAAGTGATTTTTGTAGAAGTTTTTCTCTCGAAGCCGTTTTTGGACGCACTCAAAGATGTATTCTCCGGCGCGCACAATAAATTCCTCACGCTCGGACTCGTCGGAAACATCCCACCTTCGGCGGTATCGGGAAAGGTGGAAGGCCGCATGGTGGGCCTCGTGCAGCGCGTAGAGCTCGATCTTTCGCGCTACCGAAAGAACAATCTGCCCGATACAACCTTTATTCGCTGAGATGTCATGACGCAACATCGGCACGAAAGCCGCCTTATGATCGTCCCTAACCGGCTCCGAATATATTCCGAAGGGGTATTCCTGCATGCGCCTGCGGGTTGCGAAAACGACCACGTCTACCCAAAGGTACTTGCACGCCTTATCTACGCGTCCAACCCTAAAGTGGTCCACCTGCCCCTCGGGATGTCGCAACTTGATCGCGGCGGCATAGCTAACCGCGATCTCGTCTAAGGATGATTCGTGTTCAACGGTCGGGCGTGGGAGGGGCGTACTCATTCACTTCAACTGGATCGATCTCGATGCGTACTCCGCGCTGGACACAATTTTCGGTCCGGCAGAAATAAACCGGCCGGTACACGGAATCCGCCTTGAACTTGCTGAGCATCTTGTGGGTGATCTCAGTATCCTCTCCCATGCTGTGCCCGCAGCGCCCGCAGCGGCATCCCGACGCCAACGAAATCAGAAACTTCGCCATCAGTCACTCTCCTTTGAAAATAGATCCGGATAAACGATCTTCTTGCACTTCAACTTCAGCGCGTCCTCAAGCTGCTTCGAGGCGATCAGGTTGTCCCGAGTGCGGTCGCCAAAGTACCGGCGCTGCACATCCAGCATGTTGAGTACTTCCTGAGCCAACTCCTCGATGGTCAAGATACTTCCTCCGGCACGAATAGCCCGCCGCACGTCTCCCACCACATTCGCGAGCAATAAGATTCCCAACACTCCTGGCAGATTGGCCCTTTGTCCCCAGGCCATTCGCTGTCGATATCGCCGCCGCAGTTGGTGCATTTCATCGCTCAATCCCCGCATACTCCCTGAACTTCGCTATCTTGCCGCGTACCGTCGACAGATATCCAGAACCGCAGCAGAACTCGCAGTGGGCATCAGGGTCGCGCCAGATCGCACAGGGGCAGGCTTCAATCTCCACACCGCAGTGCTTGCAGACCTGACGGCCACGCCGGATTACCAGACGGTGCCAGCACAGAATCACGGCGTCGCCTCACGGTAGTTCGGGTCCAGCTTGTTCATCCGATGACCGGTCGGGATACACTCCGAGTGGCATTTGCAAGCGCGGGGCCTGCAATTTACTTTGCACTTCGGGTTGTTCAAATGTGACCCGTCGCAGCGAGCTTCGCACTCTCCGCAGTTTGCCCGGTATCCACCGGCACCGTCCTTCTGGCACCAAGCTGGCTGATCGTAGTGTCTTCCCTCCCCGTCGCCTTCGAAGCGCGGAATCTCCTTATCACCACCGGTCTGGGCGAGGACGAACGAAAGCAACAGCATGAACCTGATCATGTGGTCGGCTCCTTCAGCCACGGGGCATCCTTATTAAACTCTCGTACTGCGGAGATCTAATCTGCAAACGCCTCCTTGCGATGCGGTTCCCACGTTCCGACCGGGTCGCGCCTTCTAAAGACCAGTCTCTCTGCCGTCAATAGTTGTTCCCACGCTTCCCGGATTGTCATCGGGGCATGGATCTCTTTTATAAATTGCTCGGCGCTCACGTCTTTGTATCCTTCTCCGGCTCCGAAACCTTCGGATTTTGTGGGAACACACAGGGTCCGTTCAATTTCTCGAACTGTTCTATGAGGGCCATCAGAGTGTCCCGCATGTCCTTGGCGAGCCGCCATGGGACCATGACCCTTGCATTTTCCTGAAGCGTTGCGTAGTTGTCACGGAGGTTCCCCCTGTTCCGGCCGACAAGTTGCATGAAAATTATTTGCACCCCGGCGTTCGTGGTGCTGAGAGAATGCACGTCGGCGTAACAATCGTGAGCGCCCCAGGGGGGATACGTGATCGGCAATGTCGAAAGATCCAGACTTCCGCTCGCCACAACCTCAACTTTCTTCTTCGGACTTTCTTCTTTCATGGTTTCATATCCTTATTAATAGGCGGCAGTCCGCCGACCTCTCCGGGGATGTGCAGGTTCGGGCAAGCTGGCGAGCAGTGCCTCCACCCAATCAGCCTCTTCGTAGCCCGCGCGCACTGCTCTTGATGACCACACTGGTCCGGCGGGCAGACATTATCGATGGCCGGTGCCGAGTTTGTCTCTATCGTCGGCTCTTGCTCCATCGCGGTGAACGTCCGGTAAAAACCGTCCCAGTTCTCTGATCCCGGAGCTGGCCGCAACATCCCGATCCGACACAGATAGTACATCGCCTCGCAGTTCACCCGGATAAAGCCCGGATCGTAGAACGGTCCTCCATTCTTGACCATGTGCTGCCGAACCATCTGAAGCAATAGCCAATCCGCCTCGCTGTACACTGCCGGCTTTTTAACTTCGATCATCGGAACTCCGCCTGCGCAATAGCCGCCTCAATAACCTGCAACTCCTTCGTGAATGTCAGCATCCTTAAGGCCCAGTCCGGTTTGCCGTCATTCTTAATATTCCTGACAATCCGCCCGTCGTCGAACATCTCCCACACGAGCTTTAACGCCTCCAGTAGCTTTGGAGCCGCCTCGTGCAGCGGACACCGCTCAATATCAATGGTGTACGTCGCCGGCGTGACCTGATGGTAGGTCATCTTGCACCCGCACCCATCAGTCAAAGGCATGCTCATCTTTCCTCTCCTGCGCCCTCGCCAATACTTTTTCCCGCTCCGCCCAACCCCATTCCCGCCACTCCGGAAATGCCGCCCTTACCGCCGCGATCATCTCCGGGTCGTACTTCGCCCCGCACCGGCTCGCAATCTGCGCCTCCGTCTCCTTCGCCGGCCGCCCCACCATCGCCGCATCAGCCGCAACCCCCTCCCGCCATCTCATCGTCCGGCATAACGGATTTGGACACCGCCGCGGCTCCTTCCCCTTCCTCACCGCCCATTCCCACTCGCATTTCTTGCAACGCCGTAATTTGGTATCCATAGCGGTGGTATATTATGGATAGTATATCCTTATTCTGGATTTGTCAACCGTTTATTTTCTTTTGTTTTGTCGATCGAGCGTGAGGACCGTCACTGTCACGATGCCACCTCCAGAACCACGGGGTACACCCTCTGTGCCGCGTCATGCTCCAGCCGGCCGCGCGCGCACCCCGCACCAGCTCGCCCAATCCGCGCGTCAAGCGTTCCTCAGTTAACACCAGCGGGGTCAAGGCATTACCTCGCGTCACCACCTTCCCTCTCGGCCCGCGCACGCGCGCGCGATTGTTGCGCCGATCAAACGGCGCTGTAGTGATAAACAACAGAGCAAGAAAAACGCAACTAAAAGCGGCTTGGAATCAAACACTTGCGAGCAAGCGCGAAAATATCGCTTGACAGATTCGGAGCACTTGAGGCACAGTGGGAATCGCCGGAACGACCTGGCAGAAAGTGCGGTAAGCTCATGAAAGCAAACGAGAAACAGGGGGAGGGAGTGAGGACGGTCTGCCACTCATGCGGGCATAGGGGAAAGCTGAATGAGTACGGTCAGTGCCTAGTGTGTGAGGTAGGGCAAGCTAACGATGCCAAGGTATGGGCGTGGTTCAAGGCCAATAAGCCTGAGTGTTTCGTAGAGCGTACGCGAGGATTGCAGGGTGGGAGGATCGAATCGCAAGGGGTATTCGAGTGGGAGTTTAGGGGGCAGTGGAAGCTCATGTGGGACATGGGGTTACTGGACAAACGTGGGGAGGTAAGGCTATGAAACAAGAGGGAGTGAGGACGGTCCTACAGCGTGGGACGTTCTACGACTACGGTGTGCAGGTTTGGGTAGTGGATGGGCGGTATGTCCGATGCGGGCATAGAGCAGAGCATGGGTGTCGGTGTTACGGCAGGCTGCATGAAGGGGAAGAGGCTACTGGGGAAGTAATAGCAGGGGCATGGGTTAGTGATCCTGATGAGCTAAAGAGAGTGCGGGAGTGGCTAGGGCTATGACGTGGATTCTACGTGGGTTAACGGCACAGGGAGTAGAGTGCTGGTACACGGGGAAGGCGGGGGCGGGATGGTTGAGTCATGTGCGGGGGGATGCATTCGAATACGGGTCTCTGGAGGGAGCACGGGGGGGGCTATGGGATTCAACGGGAATGTGGCGTTGCATGGGGTTTGGTTCCTACCGATGCCGATTACGGGATGGGCCGAATGAGCCGTCTGCTAGGGGTTTTGGCGCTGCTGGCCAGTCTGTTGTGGCTCTGCCGGGCGTGGTTGTAGGGGCTTGTAGAGGCGGCACTGGGAAGTGCCACTCTGCCCGTAACCTACGGGGAAGGATGGACTTAGGATGGCTACTATGACGATGGGATGGGCGAGGACTTCGCCGGTGATTGACCGGGGTCCGGTCTGCGAGTGCGACGATCCGCGGTGCTTTGAGCCGTTGGGGCTTAGCTGGAAGTCCTTCGGTCTGTTGACGAAGCGGCGGACGGCCTTGGTAGTCAAGCAGCATGTCTCGAAGCTGGCGGATTGTGAAGCTGGGCGGCCGCGTATCGTGGCGGACAAAGGGGCTTTCGTGGTGGTGCGCTATGCCTAAGCCGCTGATTACGCTCATACTCCGAGACCACGGCGTCACCGTGATCGAGCGTGGGGAAAGGCTCTACGCTTGGGACCGAGTCGTTGGACCTGGTAATACCGATAGCTCTGAGTGGGTCAATGTCACCGGATGGAAGCTGGCGAGACTTAAGGCATGGCTAGGCTATTGAGGCGAGTCGTGTAGAGGCGGGACTCTCACAAGTCCCACTCTGCCTGCTACTTGCGGGGAAGGAGTTCGTTATGGCTACTCAGAGTATCTTCGTCGGGGCTATGCCCCTTAGACCTAGCATCGGCCGATGGATCGGCGCCGTGGTTCCCCTGGACTACAGCCGGCCGAAAGTGCTTACCATGGCGTGGGTTAAGCCGGAACTGGCTGCGATCGGAGTGTCGATCCGCAAAGACGAATCCGGCGACTACCGGGTCAATTTCCGGGGATTCCCCGAGGACACGGCTTACTACTGTCCAGACCTGGACGATGCCTACGACACGGCCGTGGCTATGTACCGGAGACAAAACGGGTTAGATGGGTGCGAGCACGCTACATCGGCGAATGGCGTGTGTCTGGAGTGCTTTGCTACGATGAGGGAGGTGAACTAAAACATGGCAAGACCCAGCGTGGAACGTGTCATGGATGCCATTGAAAACGACGACTTTATGGGCTTCTGTCTGGCCTGTGGGGAAGAGGCCTATGGCGTTGAACCGGATGCCCGTGATTACGAATGCGAGTCCTGTGGTCAGCCGCGTGTCTATGGCGCTGGAGAGTGCCTGATGATGCTGCTGGCGTAGTCTCCGCATGGGTGTATAAGCCCTTGGTAGCGCAAGGGCTTATGCCCCAACATGGGGAGAAGGAGCCATCATCATGGCAGCAGCACACGTAGTAGACCCGTTGAATTCCCGGATCAGCGAACCTGGTTCGGTCGATGCCCGCAAGGGCGTTTCACTCCAGGACCAGCTCGCCCTGTTATTGCAGGGCATGGGCGCGATCACTCAGCGGCTCGAAAAAGTCGAGTCCGGCAAGCCGCAACTGGTTAAATCCAAGGCTCTTGCACCGAAAGTCGCAAAGCCCCCGAAACCCGAATCCACTGGCGCATGGCATCTCGATGCCCTGAACCGGGTGGACAAGAAAACCGGCGAACCGTTCTACACCGTGGAGCTTGGCTCGGTCGCGGTCAAGGGTGACGTGGCCATCGTCAAGGCCAATAAATGGGCACCCGTCCTGATGCTCATCAAGGGCAAGCGCAAGCCGATCTATCTCAGGGCAGAGCACTTAGCGGCATTGGTTGAGGCCGCTCAACTGCTCTCGGAGTTCGCTAAGGCGAATGAAGACTACCTCATCCGGTCCATGGAGAAGGCGGACGACGGTGAGTAAGCTCTTGATGAGCCACGGCTTACTCAACATCCTGCTGGTGGGGGCCGCCGTGGTCCCCATTACGCCCTTCGCTGCAATCGTGCTGATGCTCTGCCGACGCGCTTACCGCCGTCGGCAGGCGATTCGCCGGATCACCAGCTACTAGGCACGCTATGACGCGTTGCGGAATTGCAGCGCGTCATGGGGTTAACTTGTAGCCCAGGAAGGAGTTCTATGACCGTAGACCGTGTGTTTGTTCTGGATTGCAACGGGCGCTCGGTCGCCTTCGTCTGCGAGCATGACGTGGTGATGCGCGCCGGGCTGGACAACGACCGCGATTTGAAGCGGGCCGTCTCGCAGCTTACCGGCAAGCCGATCCGCGAGTACGTCATGGACCACAAACCGGGCCGATCTCGCCCAATCAAATGCTTCGGGTGTAATCGGTTCTTCTCGCCCGATCAGAAGATTGAGGAACGATTCGGCGTGCCGTACCATGATGCGGGCTGGCGGAAATTCCATGAAGCGTGTTTGGCCTGAGTCCACGCTTGGACAATCGCTCCAACGCGTCCGAATCAAAAGGGGCTATCTCGCCCCATCGAGGGCCGGAAAGTGGCTCCCGGCGCGGCTGTGAATCGGGGATGAAAGCCCTAGTGAGTGCGCGAATGCGCCAGAAAGTTGGTTGAAACGTCGCAAGCGACGCCCCAGATTATCACAAGACGCGAAGTGTGTAAACAGCTATGCGCTAATGCCACGCGTTTCAGTGGCTTGCGATTCCGTTGGTCGGCATTAGGAGAAAGGTGTGCCTTGGCGCG